TACAATGTTAAAATGGGAGTTAGCAGAAAACATGTCAAGACCTTATGCTGATACTACTAAAGTAAAAATGAATTATGCTATTTGTTCGCCTAGAATGTATAAAGGCAGAATAGAAAGTTTAGTTAGTAAATGTATTGGTTTTGCTGATATGATTCAAATAACTCATTTAAAGCTACAACAAGTAATGTCTAGAATAGTACCAGATGGTGTTTATTTAGATATGGACGGTTTAGCTGAAGTAGATCTTGGTAATGGAACAAATTATAATCCTGCTGAAGCTTTAAACATGTATTTTCAAACAGGTTCGATTGTAGGTAGATCGCTCACTCAAGATGGTGATATGAATCCTGGAAAAGTACCAATTCAAGAATTAAACTCTAGCTCTGGTCAAGGCAAGATACAAAGTCTTATAAATACGTACCAGTATTACTTGCAAATGATACGCGACGTAACGGGGCTTAATGAAGCTAGAGATGGTAGTACGCCTGATAAAAATACTTTAGTAGGTTTACAAAAAATGGCCGCTAACGCGTCTAATGTTGCTACTAGACATATTAAGCAGTCATCATCTTATTTAACTCTTAGAGTTGCAGAAAACATAGCTCTTAAGTTGGCTGATGCTTTACAGTTTCCTTTAACCGCAGAATCATTAACAAATTCCATTAGCACCTACAATGTTAACACGTTAAAAGAAGTTGCCAATTTAAATTTACATGACTTTGGTATTTTCTTAGAGTTAGAACCAGATGATGAAGAAAAAGCTCAACTAGAACAAAACATTCAAGTAGCACTACAAAGCGGTGGTATTGATCTCGAAGACGCTATAGATTTAAGACAAATAAAAAACCTTAAACTAGCTAATCAACTTTTAAAAGTTAAACGTAAAGCAAAAGCAAGGCAAGATCAAGAAAATGCTCAAGCTAATATTAGAGCTCAAGCAGAATCTCAAGCAGATGCTAATGAGAAAATTGCAATGAACGAAGTTCAAAAGCAAGAGGCTATTAGCGGATCTAAAGTTCAATACGAACAGTCTAGAACTCAAATGGAGATTAAAAAAATGCAGATTCAAGCGCAACTTGATCAACAAAAAATGCAAATGCAGCATCAGTTTGATATGGAATTAGCCAGATTACAGGCTGAAGCTCAGGGGTCAAAAAGAACAGCAAAGAGAAGCTGCCAAGTACAAGCGTATAAAAATGGAAGGTACGCAACAAAGCGAAATGATAAGCCAAAGAAAAAATGATGGCTTACCAATTGATTTTGAAAACCAGCCAGATGCTGGGATGGGCGCGTTTATGTAAGCGCTATTTAATTATTTAATTATATTATATTATGTCAGAAGTAAAAACAAATGATCCTGTTAAACAGGAAGGTGAGTTTAAATTGAAAACAAAAAAGAAAACACCTAAAAAATTAAACGAAACTAAGGATAATGTTACTAAAGTAAATGTAAATCCTAAAGAACCTTTGGTTGAATTAGAACCAGAGGTTAAAAAAGTAGTAATAAAAAAAGAAGAACAAGATGCCATTCAAATCGGAGAAACAAAGGAGGTATCTGTGGAAGAACCATCCGGAGATAGCACAGCGGTGGGAGAACCTGTACAAGAGTCCAACGAGACTACTGAAGGGTTTTCTCCGATCCAAGAAGTAACAGAAGCTGAAGTTAAACAAGTTGAAGCAGAAGTTAAAGAAGCTATAAGAGATGAAAAAGTATTAGGCAAACCATTGCCAGAGAATATTGAAAAGCTAGTTTCCTTTATGGAAGAAACAGGTGGCACAATAGAAGATTATACTCGTCTAAACGCTGATTACAGTAACATAGACGATAAAACTCTAATTAAAGAGTATTATAAAAAAAATAAACCTTATTTAGATTCTGAAGATCTTGATCTTTTGTTAGAAGATTTTGAATATGATGAAGAGATAGACGAAGATAAGGATATACGCAAAAAGAAACTTGCGTTTAAAGAAGAAGTTGCGAAAGCCAAAAGCTTTTTAGAGGAAACCAAGAGTAAATATTACGACGAGATCAAGTTGAGACCGGGCGTTACTCAAGAACAACAAAAAGCTATGGACTTTTTCAATAGATATAACAAGGAGCAAAAAAAAGCTGAGCAACAGCATCAAATGTTTAAAGATCGTACAAAAAAGCTTTTCAGCGATGATTTCAAAGGTTTTGATATCAATGTTGGTGAAAAGAAATATAAGTATAATATTCAAAATGTAGATAAAGTTGCAGAGAGCCAGTCTAATATAACAAACCTCGTTGGGAAGTTCCTAGACGAAAATGGTAATGTTCAAGATGTTAATGGTTATCACAAGGCTATTTATGCTGCTGAAAACGTAGATAAGATTGCCGCTCATTTTTATGAGCAAGGAAAAGCAGACGCTGTAAAAGACGTTGTAAACAAATCAAAAAACTTGAGTGACACTAAAGCTAGGACTTCTCAAGGAGACGTGTTTATTGGCGGTTTTAAAGTTAAAGCTATTTCAGGTGCTGACGCTACAAAGCTAAAAATAAAAACTAAAAAATTTAACTAAAAAAATTAAAAATTATGGCATTAAATAATGCATTTGGAAAAATAAAGCCATCTCAAAAACAACAATTGTTAGATGACAATTACCTTGTTTTTAACGATGCAGCTGCTGGTACTGATACTTTTGCACAACAGTATTTACCAGAAATATACGAACAAGAAGTAGAGCGTTATGGAAATAGAACGTTATCTGGATTCTTAAGAATGGTTGGCGCTGAAATGCCAATGACATCTGATCAAGTTATTTGGTCTGAGCAAAACAGATTGCATGTTGCTTACAATGATGTTGCTGTAAGTGGACCCGCGGCTAATAACACTTTAACTTTTACAGTTGGTGGAGCAGGTGACGCTTTTGTACAGAACGTAATATCTGCAAATCAAACTATTGTTATTTTAGATCCAGTAACTGGAATTGAACTCAAAGCTTTAGTTACATCATCAAGTCAAGCTGGTGTTACAGCTACTTTAATAGTAGCGCCATACACAGCTGCTGATTTAACAGGATTAACTGCTACTGGACTAAAAATATTTGTTTATGGTTCTGAGTACGGTAAAGGATCTCAAATAACTGGATCAACAGGTTTAGCTGATACTTCTGGATACAAGTCAATTGAACCATCTTTTTCACAATTCTCTAACTCTCCTATTATTATTAGAAACCAATATGTTGTTAATGGTTCTGATATGGCACAAATCGGTTGGGTTGAAGTTGCTACTGAAGACGGTGCTTCTGGATATTTATGGTACTTAAAAGCTGAGTCTGAAACAAGACTACGTTTTGAAGATTACCTAGAAATGTCTGTAGTTGAAGGTGAGCTTGCTGCTGCTGGATCTGGAGCTGTAGCTACAGTTAAAGGTACTCAAGGTTTGTTTGCTGCTATCGAAGATCGTGGTAATGTAAATGTTGGGTTTACTGCTGCTGCTGGATTAGATGCTTTTGATGATATCTTGAAAAACTTAGATACTCAAGGAGCTATTGAAGAAAACATGTTATTCTTACAAAGACAAACTGCTTTGGATTTTGACGATATGTTAGCTGCAATCTCTGGAGGAGCTGCTGGTGGTACTGCTTTTGGATTATTTGAAAACTCAGAAGAAATGGCATTGAATTTAGGTTTCAGCGGTTTCCGTAGAGGTTCTTACGATTTTTACAAAACTGATTGGAAATACTTGAACGATGCTTCTACTCGTGGCGCTATCGACGGAATTAATTCTATCGAAGGTGTCTTGATTCCTGCTGGAACATCAACTGTATACGATCAAGTACTAGGAACTAACATCCGTAGACCTTTCTTGCACGTACGATACAGAGCTTCACAAGCTGATGATCGTCGCATGAAGTCTTGGTTGACTGGTTCTGCTGGTGGAGCTTTTACGTCTAACTTAGATGCTATGGAAGTAAACTTCCTATCTGAAAGATGTTTAGTAACACAAGCTGCTAACAACTTTGTATTATTCAAAGGAGTGTAATTACACAGGTAATGTTTACCCCTGATGTAATTTCAGGGGTAACTGTTACCCTTATTAACTATTTAATTTTATTATATTATGGCTAAAAAAGCTAAAGCAGTAGAAACTGTTGAGGTTGCACCTCAAGATGTTGCGGTAAAAACCGCACCAAAACCAGCTAAACCAAGTTGGGAGATAAAAGATAGAGTTTATTATTTAAAACATAATAAATCACCTTTAACGTTAACAATACCTAGTAAACATACTAAAAAGCACTCTTTATTGTATTTTGATGAAAAAATAGGTAAACAAAGAGAGATTAGATATGCTACCAATCAAGATTCATCGCTTGTAGATGAACAAAAAGGCGAAGCAACACTAGGTCATATAATGTTCAAAAATGGAAACCTTGTTGTTCCAAAAGAAAAGCAAAACCTACAAAAACTACTTTCTTTGTACCACCCATTAAAAGGTAGAATATACGAAGAATTTAGTGCTGTTGAAGAAGCTGCTGATGATTTAGATATTTTAGATCTTCAAATAGACGCTTTAAATGCTGCTAGAAATATGGATATAGATCAGGCAGAAGCTATTTTAAGAGTAGAGCTTGGATCTAAAGTAAGTGGCATGAGCTCTAAGGAACTTAAAAGAGACTTGCTTTTGTTTGCTAAAAACAATCCACAATTATTTATTAGCTTAGCTAATGATGACAATGTTCAATTAAGAAACACAGCTATTAGAGCTGCTGAAGCTGGTATTATTAATTTATCACCAGATCAAAGAACATTTACTTGGGGATCAAACGGTAGAAAATTAATGAACGTACCTTTTGATGAAAACCCTTACTCAGCATTTGCTGCTTTCTTGAAAACAGATGAAGGTGTTGAGATCTATAAATCTATAGATAAAAAACTATAAAAACAAGTGATACTAATACATAGGCGGTTTCGGCCGCCTTTTTAGTATAATAAAAAATTAATATGGTAAATATAAATACGGTATATCAAACAGTCTTGCAAATATTAAATAAAGAGCAAAGAGGTTATATAACCCCAGCTGAGTTTAATAATTTAGCACAGCAAGCGCAGTTGGAAATATTTGAATCATATTTTCCAGATGGCACACAATTAAACCGTCAAAATCAAAACAATACACAAAACGATACTCAGTATTTTAATATTTTTAAAAACCAGGAAGAGAAAATTTCTCCATTTGTAAGAGATTTATCGTTGACTTACGACACCGATCAACAGGGTTGGACGTATAATAGAGATATTGATGATCCAGTGCAGGGTTCGATTTCATTTGAAATATATTGGACTGGTGAAATATTATCTTCATATAACTCTTCCAGTTCTTCAAGTTCCTCTTATGGATCTAGCGTTTCCACAAGCGGAGGTAATTACATAACTCAACTTGTTTCTAAATCCGAGTACAATAAAATTACGCGATCAAAACTAACAGCACCTACTGAAAAATATCCTTTGGCTTATACTGATAGTGGTGTGTTGCTACCTGGTTATAATCCTTATTTTAAAATATCTCCCTTGCCAAGTAGTGTTGAAATAAACTGCATTGTAAAACCTTTAAATCCATTTTGGAATTTTAGATCAGGAGGACAAGGTCAATATATATATTCTCCATCAGGTTCTATTGATTTTACTCTACACACTTCTGAGCAAACAAATCTTGTAATTCGTGTATTAAAATACGCGGGTGTAATAATAAATGATCCTACTATAATAGATGTGGCGGCTCAAGAAGTTGCTCAAGTAGAAGCAAACGAAAAATCTTAATAAAACATGGCACTAGTTACTGAAACAAATCAACAATACTATCAAGGCGCTCAAGTTTTTTTAATCACTGAAGTAGCTGGTCGAAGTTCTTTTGAAGCTACATTTGATACTAATTTAGTTTTTGGATCTTTTGATGACACTGAAACAGATTACGCTTTAAATAATTTTAAGTTATATACTAGCCCAAGTGGTTTACCTGGAACTTTTAATGAATACACTTCTTCTTATGAAGTAGAAAACAATATAATATACATAGGAACTAAAGCAGTTCCTGTATTATTGCCTCAAAACACATACGTAGTAGTTCAACTAAAAACACTTAGTGGT